AACACCAATAAGAGCTTGTGTGGGTCTTGTTACAATGCCACCCTCTGCTAAAGCTACAGGCTCATCTCTTGTGCCTCTTGCCTCATTGACCGCTTTTGCATAATCTCTTAGCTGACTACCAGTAGCCGTACCCTTGTCAATTGCCGGGAAAACTTGCTCTGCAAAATATTGAGCATTTGCTTTAGCTAAACCTGATCTTTGTAAAATGCTCTCAGGAGAGTAATCAAAGCCGCCACTAGGTTTGGGTGGTTGCGGTTGTTGTGGGGTTTGCGATAGTAAAGCTAACATTTTTCTAATTTCATCATTAGCTTTAAACAATTGTTCTATGTATAAGATAACGCCTAAAGTAGTCATACCCCATTTTTTAGCAAGCTCATCAATTTCACCTGTGGTAATTTTGCCATCCTCAATCACCTTTAAAACATCTGCATATCTTTGAGCCTCATCAACAGCATCTTTTGTGCCGTCTCTCAATTTTTGCAAGATCTTTACACGCAGCTCATCTTCGGCATTTAACTTACGGCTTAAGGCGGCCTGTAGGTTAATCCGGTCTAAATCAAACATAGCCTCTAAATCAGCTTTTTTCTTTGACAATTCAGCTTGTGCTTTTTGTTCTTTTGTAGTCGCCTTTTGCCTTGCTAATATGTCAGCTTGTATCTTTTTTAACATTTGATCTTGTGTTAGTTTTTTCTTTCCATGTTTTTCCTGTAACTCAAGTGCATCAATAGTTAATTGAGATAAACCTAAATATCCTTTTGCAGCTAAATATTGCTTTTGTCTTACCTTAAAGCCTTCTCTACCAAGATCTTCAAAGGTTGTATTTAAGGCACTTAAAAAGCCTTTGTCACTTACAATTTTACCAAAGCCAATAAGTACATCAGCGGCACCGCTACCGATTGACTCTAAAACTGCGCCGAAAGTCCTTAAATTGTCAGTGCCGGTAACTATGTAGGATGAGGCTGTTAAAAAGCCGGTGCCTAAAGTTTCAGTAGCCGTACCTGCACTAATTTTAAATGACTCTAATTGTCCAGCAAAGGTTTCTGTTTGCGCTTCGGCTGCGCCTGCAAACTTATCCAAATTAGTTAATAGTTTTTGAAATCCCATGCCTTGTGCTTCGGCTGCGGTAAAGCCAAGACCAAGTGCTCCGATACTCTTAAAATTACCTATAGCCGCTTTGGTCAGTGCATCTAAAACAGTTTCTAATTGGACTCCGGAACCTGCTGAGATATCAAGTGCTTTTTGTAATAAAAATTGTGAGCTATCAACATCACCTGTTTGGACAATCAATTGTTGTAAAGCCGGGATTAATCTTTGTTCGGTAACATTAGTTACACTTTGTAAATTTTTTGTAAATTCTTTTACATTTGGAAGTAAGCCTTCGGCTCCAATAGATTGCAGGGTCAAGCGTAGGGATTTATCTAATTGTTCCTGTGCTAAAGCTGCGGTTATAGAGCTCTTACCAAGTTTAAGTAATGCAAAACCAGCACCTACCGCACCTGCAAACAAACCAGCCTTCAAAGCTTTTTTGCTGACAGCTACAGTTTTGTCAAATCCCTTGAGCTCTTTTGTCGCCCTATCCAAACCCTTTTTATCAAACTTGGTTAGAAAATTGACTACTACATTCTGACTTAGTGCCACAGTTAATCCTTAAAGTTTTCGCCTAGGTATTTTTTTAATACTGTCACAAGGTTAGCATTAACTTGAGATCCTAATTGATATGATGCCCGATAGATAAGCCTTTTTTCAGCTGCGCCACCGGTTGCATTAACTTTAGCAATAAAATCATCACTAGCATTGCGGTTGCGGCTTACTCTCCTGGTTTTGCCTCTACTCCTAGCAGTTCCAAAACCTGCTAACTCGTAAATGATGCCTGGTACTGATTTATTTACCAATGCTAAAGCGGTTACTGCAAAAGTTGTACCTTTTATCCTTTGTACTTTTGTTTTAGCACTACTGACCTGTATGCCTGCCTTTACTTCGGCTTGTGACCATTGCCATCTGGATTTGTTTGTTTTGCCATAGGTTCGGCCTCTATGTTCGGTGTCATACGCCCATCCCCAATTAGTTGGGTAATAGGGCTTAGTCTCACGCCAGCCTGGGAAAGGTTGAGATGGCACAAAACTTTCAGCTAATTTTTCTACAGGCTTTACTTGTTTGCGTAATTCTTTTCTAAATTCTTTTTGTAAGTCAGGGTCTATCTTTTTCATTGTAGCTAAAATGCGATCAAGGTCTGCAACATAAACAGCCTTTAAAGATCTATCTACCTCAGCCATTATTTACGCCTAACTGTTTTTGTTGCCTGCGCTCTCTCTTGCAAGATTGCTTTAATCGCCATATAAACAGCCGGATCAACCTCTAAAAGATCTTTAGGGCTAATACCTGTACTGACCGACATAGCGGCGACTTCCCAAATTTGTCCATGTCGGTCTAGCCATTTTTTGCTTCATACAACAAATCAACATCTATGTATTGATTTATGTAATCATCACCATAGGCCAGATCTGTCTTACCTGCATCTTTTTCTAAACGCCAAGCAAGCCACCATAAATCACTTTCCATTTGTAGCTCTGCTAATCTCTTACGCCATCCGGTTTTAAATTCAGCCTCAAAGGCTACCTTTACAGATGGCGTGAGATCATAAGTAAGACTCTTGCCGTCTTTCTTTGTTATTTCAATCTTGTGCATGTCCCACCTTTTCTTTTTAGCTTGTAGCTTTTGTTAAAGCTGTAACTGGAAAAGTCACACTTGCCGTAGCTGCACCATCTGTTGATCCTGAAATGGGTGTCCATTGAGTGATCAAACATGACATGCTGTAACTAGGATTTGTAGCTGTAACAGTACCGGTGACTGGTATCAATTTGATTGCCAGCTTCTCACCAATTTTGTCTTCAAAAAGACTGTTCACTGAGGCTGCCGCAAAATCGTTGAACAGTTCTAAATTGACAGATGAGACTTCAACTCCACCTATCATATTTTGTACTGTGTCATTCATGGCAGTAATAGTTACTGCCTCAACTTCTCTGTTTAAGCTTACAGTGCTGACAAATGAAGATATGGTTGAGGTACCTACAATGACAGCTACTTTATTACCCATAAATATGGCCATATTTTTCCTTTCGCTAACCTATCAACTCTACTGCGTACTGATAACTTAGGTAGTCAATACTAGCGGATGTTATTGTGCCTGGAGATGCAGACACAACTCTTAAAGTTTGCACTGCACCGCTTAGTGTTTTATCAGCCTCAACAGCGGCTTTAATTGAGGTTGAACCGGATGAGCTGAGTAGCCCATCCAATCTTGATTGCCCATCTTTCTCACTCATTCTGCCTACCATCACAATTATGTTGCAGGTAGCAAAATCAAAACCTCTGTTTAATGTGTAGTCATAGTTCATAGACAATTGGCCGATAACTGCAAAAGCATTATTGGTAGGCACATTTGTAGAGTCAGGCACATAATCTAAAACCCTCAAGCCTGTGATCGCTGTAAGAGCTGTCTTTAAATTTGTTCTAACTGTACTTGGTACCATTTAGGCTATTGCAATCTTTTGATAAGCTCTAACCATTTGAGATACATCTCTGCCTACTGGAGACATGCGTATCACTCCTAGATCGCCAAGACCTAGCACTCCACCCGGGGCATCTTTACGCTTGTATAGATCAGCTGTAAGAATAAGACATGCAACATTGACATCACTAGGTACAGATGGCCAGCCAAACTTAGCTGTGACCTGTACGCCAGGGCGTAAGCCGTTTTGTGTTAGGCCAGGGAAGATAGGCCATGACTCAGTATTAGAGACCATTGTCAATTGTGTAAAGGGTCTGCCTAAGGCTGCAGCTGTAAGCGGATCCATAATAAAATGTGTGTTTAAAGTTAGGGTCTTTGTATAGGTGCCGTTGCCGCCTTCATCTACTTTTACTATAAGGCCGTCTGTACTACTAATGTCATCTGTATAAACAAAGATGTCTGAGTAAGCTCTATAAAGGCGTGTTGTAGCTGCGGCATCTGCATAAAATCTACGATTAGCAATCTTGTCAATAGAGCGAGAAGATGACTCCACTAAAGTCTCAAGTAAGCTGTCATCTGTAGTATCTGAAATAGACAGGTAAGCCTTTATGCCTGCCAGTGTCGCATATCCATTTGTTATAGCCATGGTTGGTATCCAAAATCTGTAGTGCTCTGGGACATTAAGCAAACTCCAATTCTTAAATACCAACCATAGTTAGGATCTAAGCCCCCTGGAAGGGTAGGGGGCTTAGAAGCTTTACTTTAGAAGCTTGGTGTTGCCAAGCCGGTGCCGTTAATTTGTGCAATTGCTTTTGGATAACGCTCAGCGGTAAATGCTGACATTCCGAATAGCACAATGTTAATTGCTACCTTGCCGTTTGGCTCTTCAAATGTGACATAAGTAGGTGCATTTGTCTCTTCAAACAAGTGACACTCATTTAGATCTACAACAAAGATTGTGTCTTGGTTTGTAGATGCGCCGACATTTGTCGCAATATTGGCATCAACAATAATTGGCAAGCCAAGTATTGAATATCCACTTGCACCATACGCAGGTGTGCCATTGCCAGTACCCATTGCATTAACTGGGTTATAGGCGTTTGGTACAACCAATGGGCGATTTTGCCCATCAATGCCTGATAGGAAAAATCCTAGACGGCGAGGATGCATGATAATTGCGTTTGGATTTACAAAGATATTGCTTTGAATTTGTTGGATCGCATCGGCAAGCTTAGGGTACAAACCACTGACTGTACCTGTGGTAGCTGTGTAAGTTACCAAAATACCGCTTGTCATTGTCTTAAGACCTAGAGGCTGTCCATTAGATCCGCTGCCGTTAAGGATCGCATCATCAAGCTTTGTGTTATAGGCTCTGATTAAATCACCTAGAACAATTGACTCAATGTTGTATCCACGCAGTAAGGCTTGCTTTGATACTGAGGCTTGACCAGAGATTGTATTTACATCCACTGTCAAGGTTGTATCTGACATGTCTTGTGAGACTGCAGCTGTGTTTTGTGATGTCTGATAAGCAACTGTATTACCGGTTGAAATCTTAGACAATACAACACTCATGCCTTGGTTAGGTAAGGTGTGTTTGCGAGCTGCATCTGCAAATGGGCGACCAGCTCTAGCTAGTGGCGCATATAGATCAACAAGGTATTGAGGCACTACTAAGCCTGCAAAGCTTGATGTTGATACTGCACGCTTTTCAACAGCCATCTCTCTTTGGTGGCGTTGGATCCGCTCTAATGCATCACCATCTGTTTTGAAATGGGACTTAAG